CGCAAGGCTTACCTGCATCTGTGCGAGCACCACGCATAATTGTGGTACCGTATGCGATTGTAGGATATAACTTCATTGCAGGTGTCAAGCGCAGAACGATAGAGTTAGTCGTAGCGTCCGCCTGTGCAGAGGTACGAACAGTAATTGCACCTTCAGCGGTCTTTGCGTCATAATCTCCGAAGCTGTACTTAGACATAAGGTATTGGATGCGTTTCTTCACCCACGCTACCTCGGGAGACTTACCATCACCAAGCGACTGCCCAAGTGGGTCGGTATCGTTCGTATATGTACCTTGCAGCATTGCGAGTTTCATCTTCTCATACATCTTGCCATCTTCATTGTAGAGCATAGAGGAGAATTTATCAATCACTGAGAAGTAATATTTCTCAAAGAAAGCAAAGAGTTTCTGCTGGTGTGAACCCTTCTGTAGACCTCCTAATTCCTCCATCTTCGCAAGCATACGACGCATCATCTGTGCACGTTCCTCTGGGTACGCTTGTTCCATCAAATTCCAAAGAACGGACTTTTCGCCATTCCACACAGGCGTACCGTCATCGTATGTATCGTGATATTCTACGTGGTAGGGTTTTTTCATTAAACCCTGATTGATGACCGTTAAGATTGTATCAAGGTCATCTTGACGAAATTTCCATTTACTCTTTGCCATATCTATTCTGCATTGAAATTGTAAGGGTATATGTTCTTTGCGCAGTTATCGGTCGCTGCCACCGCTTCAACATATAGTTGATGATAAAGTAGGTCGCTGATGTCCCAGTACTGTGGCTGCTCAGCACGGAACTTCTGAATGCGTGCTGACTTGAACAACTCATTGAGTTGGGCTGCATCACTAACTGAGCTAAATATCGTCTCAGTTAATCCATACTTATCGCCAACTAACTGCTGACGAAGATTAACCACTGACACACCGCTATCGAGTGTTGACGGACAGAACATCTTATACAAGCTATCGTAATAGTATAGGTTGTATTGGTTTTCATCACCAGCCTTTGCAATCCAATACTCAATGTGTGTTGAGCGTGGATCAGCGTTCAACTCGTCAAGCGTTCCATTGAAAGGCTCAATGAATGTATTGCACGAATAGATGATATTATAAGCTGTGATATACGACTCTACGAGCAGCTCTGCTCTCTGTCGGGTCTCATTATCTGCTGTTGATTTATCATCAGCAGGGAGGTCAGCATAATCCAAGTCCCAGCAATTCTCCCAAGAGAGTTCAGAGACTTGGTACTGATACGCTTCCTCCTCCGCATTGTAGCGAATGCGTCGTTTATCCCAAGGGACTTGAAAGAGTGTCAAGCGTGGCGAGTTATCAGAACCTTCGATAGATAAGAGGTCGGGGAAAAGGTCCTTGTCATATCCGAAGGTGGCTGCATCACCTTTATCAGGACCTATAGTAAAGAGTCCGACGAACTTGTATGTAACAGTACCGTCTTCTGCTGTCTGTTTCTCGAAACCACAGAATGTCTCTTGATAGATTGAAACTCGGGCTTCGCTATCCTGCTCAATACCCTCATTTGTTAAGCCTACAGCTTTCCATAGGTCGGTGAAGGAGTTAACGCTGCCCATCTTGTGAAACTGCATTGAAGATGCAATATTCTTCTTCGCTGTCAGCTTAGAGATTTTAGGCAAGTTCTTGAATAACTCAAACTTTTTCTGTGTAGTCTGACCATCCTCATATATGATAGTTGTGTCTTTCGCAACCTTTGCCTTCCAGTTCCATAGGTAGTAAAGCGTAGAAGATGTACCTTGACCTTGTAATTGAAGATTGGTAATCGTCAAGCGGTTAAGGTTCGTATTGCCATCTTTCGGATAGATTTCCAACGTGCCTTTAGGCTTGTATGACTTACCATATTCGTAGGCAGGAAGTGGCTTATCAAAAGTAAACACATTTACCTTACCACGGACCTTGTCAAAGTCGACTGTGGTACCGAGCGTGTCATAGATGTCATTATCCAATTTCTCGGCACTTTTTTCACCAACGGTCGACAAGGCGTTGATATAGTCCTGATGGACGTTAGCAGCGTCCATTGCGCTGTCATAGATACGAATAGAGTACAAATCGACGTCAGCCTTATCCGAGCCGATGACGATACCACCACCTGAAGCTATCTGCATAGAGTCGGTAAGCAAGTAGGCAAACTTACGAGCTTCTACACCGTCTATATAGAGATAAACGAGGTTAAGATAATAGGTGTTACCATTCAAGACGTAGGTGTACTTCTTAGGAGAGATAACAAGTGCGAGACGAATACGCACACCATCATCTGTATTCATAGCCTGAACATCTGCATTGCGCTCGCTTCGAGTTGCGAACATAATAGAAGAAGGCTTCACCTTCAATCCGATATAACCCTTCTGGTAAGGCATAGCTATCGAGATACACTCTGCATTGTAATCAGAGGTGTTATTAATCTGGTAATCGATTTCGACAGTCTTGCCACTTTGAGCAGCTTCCTTCTCAAATGGCTTGTAATCAATAGTAAGGCGTGAGCCAGCAAGCAAGCGCAATGTGCGTGCACCTTCATCATCCGTCACCCAGCCGTCACGAGAGAATGCAACGTTCTGCCACTCAGAACCGATATGATCTGAGTTGATAAGATTACGGAGGACATTGCGGTCGGTGTCAGTGTTATTTCTATTCTTCGCATTCAGATAGAATACCGCTCCAGCAGTAGCAGAGTAGCCTTGCGAGTTATCCACAGCGAATGGAATTGCATCACGTAAACGCACCTCGTCTGTTGGGTGAGTTCTGAACCCAATTAACGCAGTAAAATCAGAGTTATCGATTGTCTCGACCTCGAGAGATAAGGTGTATTGCATCTTGGTTTGTGTCAGCGTGTTCTCTGACACATTCTCTTGCAACACCTCGTTATCCTTCTTCATCAAGATAGACAGCGGTGTCGTTACCGCCTTGCCGTCATATACAGCGTATTCCAACACCTTATTCTCATACCAGTTCAGCAGCTTCTCCGCCTTGTTGTTAACAACAACCATCTTCACAGCTTCGTTGTTTGCTACCGCCATAAAGTCGTAGCCTACTGGAGTAGTCTGAACGGTGTTGTCTTCATTCGATAGCCAAGCAGACAGATGGAAGATACCAGTCTTGTTCGTAAAAGGCACGGTATAGGCTACAGGCGATGACGTGTAAGTGGCAGTACCGAACTGACGCTCATACGTCTGCTCGTAGCCTTCACCTGTAATCTTCACATGAAGTGTCTTAGAGATGTTACCGCTGATGTAACACGGCAGCACAATATCACCTTGATAAGCCTTCCACCAATTGAATTCAGATATTGAGAGGAAGAGAGCAGACAGCGTAATCGAATACACTAACGCAGGGGAGGTCTGACCAGTAACCTCACCTGTAATCTTTACCATGATATTATTCTGTCCGCTCTCAAGGAACTTGAACACATCAACAGTCGTCACGGTATTAGATTGACAGCGACCACGAGCCTTACTAACGAAAGTACCATCACCAGCCTTAGCGAAGATTTCGTATGTTCCCCACTCACCGCTATCAACATAATCCGCCTGCCCAACATCCTTTGTGCGTGATACGAACATAAATCGAATAGCACACTCTCCTGCTGACTTAGAGGCTGAGAGCGTGGTAGATGGCGACTGATTGACAGCACGCAAGTAATAGAGGATAGTCTGCTGCTGTCCTCCACCACCTTGCCCAATATTAAGTTCAGACAGCTTCATAGGGACCCACTGATCACCATTCCATACGAGTACACATGTCTCGGATGTGAGTTCGTCTGTTTCGCTATTTACATTTGAAAGCTGTCCGAGCGTAGGGCGGTTCTTCGCAATCGTCTTCTTTACACGCTCCTCCTCAGAGTTCTGTGCGTCGATTAACTCATTGACCTTCTCGGGTAACTTGTTAAACTCATCAGCGGTCAGTCGTCCGCCTGTCTGTTTATGTTCTAAGTAGAGTTTTTCTATTGACATATTATGATAGCTTGAATGGGAATGTATAAGTAAAACCGTTATTACCTTCTATATCAACTCCGTGTGCAAGAGATAGAGCGTGACAAATGATGTCTTGAAGAAGTTTAGGGTGAGAGGAAGAATAACTCTCACCCGTATTGTCTTCGATGCCACGGATAGAAGCTTGTACGAAGCGATTATCCTTTGTGCGACTTTCTGTGATATATACCTTGATGTGCTTCATTAAATCCGCCTATACTTTTTCAGAAGCCAAATAATGATATAAGCAATAGAAGCTAACATAGTTGCAGAGAGTGCGCCTATTGCCCATCCGCCTACATCCATCTTTATCTTCTGCCACCTACTTAACTCTCGTTCAATGACCTTAGGAACCTCGATGTGTTCCTTCTTGGTAGCACGCAAACTGTCATTGCTCGCCTTATACCTGTCAATCAATCTTTGAAGCGTCAGATTGTCCTCAGTGGCATGCCAGCGGTCACGATAACGAACTATCAATTTCTCCTTGATGTTGCCTTGCTCATCCTTGATGATAACAACGCTGTCATGAATAGCGACACTATCACGGATGTTTATCACCTGTCGAGTGATTAAGCTATCCTTGATATGTACGCTGTCCTTCCTTGACATGTAGATAGTATCTGTGCGAATAGACTGCACAGGAACATACACTCTATGTGAACAGCTTGTGAGGCAGAGAGCCGTAAGTGCAAGTAATCCAATAAGGATTAACATTGAATACACGTAGTATTTAATTTCTTTATCGTCCATAACTACACCTTTAACGTGAAACATTGTCTGCGTTGCTTCCCGTCTGCACGCTTATAGCCTACATGCACCCAACGTGATGTGTTAGATTTCTCGATAATGATCTGGTCGAATGCGTACCCCTTCTTGGAGAACTCGTTAGCCATGAATCGTTCAAACTCAGTCTGCTTACCATTGACAGGTTGCAAGTCTGCAGCATAGCCCTCGACGTGTGCGGAGGTCTTCACACCGCCTACAGCCTTATTCAATTCTGGTGAGCGGTAGCCACTTGTTACACGGATAGCAGGGTTCTCGAGTTTGTGAGCCTCGCAATACTTACCCCATTCTACACGAATACTCTCTAAAAGAGTAATCGTTTCTGTAAGGTGAACCTTCACAATAGAAGGAGGGTTGTTGTTTATCTTTAATTGTTCAGCGGTGCTGGATTGTACCAGCTCCGCTATTGAGAAATTTGCCATAACTAATCAAACTTTGGTTTATCATCATCTACATTAACGTGCGAACTCTTAAGATACTCACTAAGGAACGGCACTTTGTCTATCGCTTTCAGTGTCAGAACGTAATATACAAAGCCGGCTACTTTCCACATGGTAGTATCCTCAATGAGCATCATCCTCCAATTTCGGACAATGTTTGTCGAGTAAAACCAGATAGCCACACCGCACAATGCCTTTACAACTCCGAGTGTCTCTTCCCCAGCGTGGAGGAAATAGCCTGTAATGAAGATAGAAGCTGACATTACGAAGAATAAACAACAATGATAGAAGAACACCATTGACTTTTTCAAATTCCACTCCTCGCCATGTTTCAGTCCTGCAACTAATCCGAAGATATAGTTGACTCCAAACACAATCAACATTGCGTACATGAAATCACGTATCGGGAAAAACAAGCTCAGCATTCCGCTGATTACGCTACACATTACAAATTTAAACTGTTCTAAATAATTCATAACAGACACATTAAGACTCCAATAACTGAACCCACCAACCCAGCAGCTACGTCCTTAAAGTCGAACTGCTCTTTGCGAAGGTAATAATCAACACACTCTTTTGCCACCATTAGAAGCAACACGCCAACAATAGCAGGATACGCCCATGCTTCAACGTGTGCAAACAACTTACCAAGCACGAATGCTACGATAAGACCTGCAATGAGGTGTAAGTACTTGTCGCTACCAATAGCAGCGAACTTCTCGAAAATCCTGTAAATACAATCTAAAAGTTTTTTCATATTACTTTATTTTAAATTAATAATGTTCTTACCAGTCAAAATCAATACCAGCCGTATAGAATACGCCTGCACCAAGATTATCATTACTCTTCTCAGGAGTTAACCAATGTGGATTTACGTACATATATTCAAACACATACCCACCTTCAAACTTACGAAGTTCTCTATGGTCAAAAATGTACACAGCTTGACTATCATTGCCATTAATAACCGTCCACTGCTTGCCATATCCCATCCCAAAAAATTCATAACAGAAATTCTTAGTACCATTGAATATAATAACATCAATAGGAATACCTACTGGAAGTTCATCAAAATAGGTTTGCGAACCCTTTTGAGCCTTTGGATTATCAATATCCAAAATCTCTCCAGATTCACCCCCGAAGCCAGGAGAATACATTGGGATTCTATAATAATTAATGTTTCTACCATTTATAATTATATGGTTAAAAGTTAAACCTATACGAATACCATTTTCAATATGTCCATCGTTATAAACAAACATCTCATCGTCCTTCACAACCGCACAGACCCTTGACTTATGCCCGAACTGACTGTTACAATAAATGTTAGTTGCATAAAAATTATGGAAACGCTTACGAATGTCACCCGTTGTTTCGCCCAACATTCCAAAATCACCTGTAAAAGCCATATAGCCTTTATTTCCCATAGTCCCGAATGTAATGCCACCAACCTTATTAGTACCGTCAAGGCAATCTAACGAAGTAAACGAGCCACTTGTACCTTTGAGTGTACCCTCAAATGTACTATCACCAGTAACGGTGATATTTTGAAAAATAGCTCCTTTCGCATCGATAGTCTGCGCCTTGATACCTTTAGCGACTATTTCCTTTGCATCAATAAAATAAGCATTAAGCTTTTCACCATCAGTAAAGAAAGGAACATTGCCAGTTGTTGTTCTTACCTTGAAACGGTCTGCAACAATATCAAAAGTGCTATTCTCACCATTAAGAGTGAATCCGACACGCTTAAGACCTGTCCGCAAGTCTGTCACAACGGCTGAGATTGACTTATCACCAACCTTCAATGAGGTTTCAAACTGCTTCGTAGTAAACTCCTGTGCTGCCTGCCAATCCTCGATATTGAACTCTTCGCCTGCTGCCTTGGGACGAACACATACGAGTAAGTCGTTTTTATACTCTTCTAAGGTAGCATTGCTCCATTGGTCGCCCTTGTCATATGGCGGAACAGGCCGTTCTTGCACGAACATCCTACGCTTACCATCTGCCGTGTCTTGTGCGTGCTTAGCTGCTTCAAGCGATTTCAATACATCAGCATCCGTAATCTCGTGCCAAGAGAAAGAGCCATCAGGGTTTCGCTCGAAAGAATAAGCACGACC